TGGTTTTGGCAACAAGATTATAACCTTAACCGAACCCATGAAAGTTTAAATCACCTCCCACCGGAGGTATATCGTAAACAGTTAGAAAATTCTAGTTTGGTGTGTCTCAATTAATGGGAAGTGGACATATGGACAAACGCGGTGTTAATAGCCAAGTTCAAGCAAACAGAGAAAAAGCTTTTTTATCTCGCGTGTTCAGTTGGGCATATGAACGCGGCATGGTGAAAGGTAATCCATGCAAGGGTGTTAGGCAGTTTAAAGAAATTGCGCGCGATAGATACATTACCGACGATGAATATAATGCGCTCTACTCTGTTGCACCCGATATTGTCAAAATAGCTATGGAGATCGCTTATTTGTGCAGTGCAAGGCAAGCTGATGTTTTAACGCTTACATATTCACAATTATCTGATGATGGAATATTTATTAAACAAGGAAAGACAGGTAAGAAGCAAATTAAGGCATGGACCGAGAGATTAAAAGCTGCCATTGATTTAAGCAAAACATTACCACTTAATTCAGGAATTAGTAGTCTTTATATCATTCATCAGTCAAAAGGCTCAAAATATACCCGCGATGGTTTTAATAGTCGCTGGCAAAAAGCTAAAGAGGAAGCTGTAAAAAAATTTCCTTATTTAGATTTTAATTTTACGTTTCATGATTTGAAGGCGAAAGGGATATCTGATCTGGAAGGAACACTGAGCGAGAAGCAAAATATTTCTGGCCATAAAACACAATCACAGACTGCACGATATGATCGAAAAGTGGTAATCGTTCCAACGGTCGGAGGGCAAAAGCGTTAGTGAATGGGTGAGTTAGTAGCGAAAGTTAATAGCGAAATAGTAGCGAAGTGTGATTTAGAGCACAAAAAAAGCGACCTTAAAGGTCGCTCTTTTCTTTCCCTAACCCGTTGTTATTCAACGCGGTTTTTATTTGGTGCCCAGGGCGGGACTTGAACCCGCACAGCCTAAAGGCCGAGGGATTTTAAATTCATATACATTATATTGTAAAACAATAACATATGATTTTTTCATAATATAATGCAAATATAACATCTAGATAAAACAACATATTACAGCAAAAGACATGATGTAATTATGAAGCTTTAACAAAAAAATTTTGCATGCAAGGTACTTGAAACATCCTCAATTACTGTATATAAATACACTGTATATTTAAACAGTTTAGTTGGGAGTATCTACCATGCCTCGTATAGAAATACTCTTTGATAAAGAGTCAAAACAAAAGCCTTCTGATAAAACACGTAACGCCTTGCAGGAACAAATCATTAAAAAAATTGGCGATAGATTTGGGCCATTAAGCCTTCGTGTTGCTATGAGTTCTTCACAGTCAGTTACGATCAGTGGCACAAAAACAGATGATGAAAAAGAAGAAATAGGCCAACTTTTGGAAGAAATCTGGCAAGATGACTCATGGGTACCAGCATGAAAAATAATGAAACTAAAAACTCTGAATTTTTCGAAGCAGAATATATTCCTAAGTTAGAAAAAACTCAAATCGCGATTGATAATCCTCCTGGTTTCGTATTTATAAAAATGACGTTATCAGATCCTAGTTTTAATAAAGATTCTTTAAAAATGGAGAATGTTAAAAGGAAGCCTATCCAATCCTTTATGCATGAACAAGTAGCTAAAGATTTATTGAAGCAACTGGAAAAGCATTTTTATGGTGACCCCGCCTCGCGCCAATTAGGCCACAAAAAATACTTGATGTGATGAGAAGCCGCTGTAAAAAGCGGCTTTTAAGTTAGGTAATTATAATTGAATAGCACAAGTTCCTGTGGCATCCACTAAGAATCTAATTGCATGCTTTGATCGCATCAATTCATCACGCTGTGACTTTAGCTGAATAAATTCAGAATGTTTAACTGTAGTGAATCCGTCACTCTGCGATTCAAGTGTGAATTCTTGCCCTGCAACGCCACCGACAAATTTTGTAATATTTGTAGCCACTTTATTATTAACACGAACAAGCTGAGTCGCAGCGACATTAATTTCTGATGTGTTATCTTGATTTTTAGCAGTTGAAACATGAGACATATTCACAGCTTGAATGATTTTATTCGTACTATCAAAACGCAAACGCCCATAGCCGTCTGGTGTGATTAAATCAATAATTCTTTCACCGTTAGCGCCAGTTGTTGCTTGCATTCGCCCATGATGTAAATCGGTTGTCTCTCCATAAAAATCAAATCGACCTTTACGGCCAACCGCAGCAGGTTCTTGAATTTGCAATCTGTGCGAATTCAGGCCAAGAATAGGTGTACTTGTTTTATTGCCAACAATACAAACAGGTACTATATCTTGTCCTCGTGGTGCTCTGATAAACTCCCATGTCACGCTACCATCAGTGATAGAACCTGAAGTGTGGCTTGGTGTGATATTTCCTGTCGTTCCTGTGTTCACTGCACGATAAATTTTGTTGCTTGCTGTGACATAGTCCCCTGATTTAACTTGCTTTCCGTAATACCACATACCCTTAGCTGGTGCGTAAATTTGACTCGCACCCGCATCGTACATCATGAATTTCATAGGGGTTTGGCTATTATCTTGAAATCCGATATGAATGCTTGGGAAATTTCCCCACGAATGGCCTGCCGATTTTGTGTTTAATACGGAAATTGCTCCTTCGCCAGTGTTGTCTGGGTCACCAACATAGTTAAAAATCGAACTGATACGATAATTGACACTATCTAAATCGTAATCATCAAACATAGAGTCGATCTTTGTTGTTGTACCAGAATCAACATGACCGTTTGGCTCAAAATGAACACGAGTTCCTGTATTCATCTCCACTGACTTGAATAACCCGTGTGTTGTGGAGTGTGATTTTGGTCTGCAAAATTCGACATTCCCAGCTATCAGGCCGTGGCGATAAAGTTCAACAGTTGAGCCATTGATTGTTAATGTGACATTGTCCCCGCTGGCGCTAATATTAGAAATATTTCCAGAAACGGCATTCAAAGAAATATATAATGATTGATTTACGGCATCATAAAAAAATTGCTTATCAGAAACAGTGCCAACAGATAAGTAAGTGAGCAAATCAAAAGGGATATTATTTGCGGTTGCTATCGCAAATAATTCACTGATACCAACGCGTTGCCATGCTTTTTCACCAAACCCGCCAGTTTCATTAGGCGTTGAATTAACGGGGATTTCTTTAGGGTAACTTCCGTTCCAGCAACACAGTGAGCCTGTTTCTTCATCAAGAACGAGTTGATTTGCTGACGTTAACTCATCAATAACAGATAAGCCTGTTCTAAAGCGACCCACAATACCGTTTCCGATGGCTGCACCAGCTTTAGGTGTTAACGCTTCGGCTTCACTTTCGCTAACGTTGTTTGTTAATTTAACTTTTCCTTTCACTTCAATAGTTGCATCGGGAACGTTCACTTGGCTGTCTGAAATTGCCTCTGTGACCGCTTTCTGGCTCATAATGACATCTTCTGCTGAGCCCGTTTCTTGAGCGATTAACGGCATAACGCCCGTTGATATTTTTTCAATGACACTTTCAATGCGATTTTTTAGCGTGTGAAAATCACCATCATCTAGCACGTCTTTATCGTCATTATCAACAATGAGCTGTGCAATTGCAGCAGCCATAACAGACGATTGACGCCAAACGGTATTAAGTTCCGATGATCGAGCGACACCACTCATAAAACCATGTAGGCGAGATTGAAGATATTGATATTCTTCAGGCGAAAGCACGTTAGCCCCTTCGGCTGTACCGAAAGGCAAAAATTCATTTTTACTCATGATATACCTATAATTTTATAGAGAAACCAGACTGGTCAAAACCTGCGATATATTCGTTTTCTATATCAAAACCGAATACAGGAGATTTGGGATTTGCGTTGTAGTAATAGTTATTTACGTTAACGCCTTGGGGCTTAACTCTTAAATAACCTTGTCGAATAATGGCTTTAGTGACAGCTGATATCACTGAGCCTGTGATATAAACATCGATACTCATATCTAAATTATCGACAAAGAATATTTTTGAGTCTTCATCGATAACGAGTTCGTTATATATTTCAGTTAGTGATTCGGAGGTACCATCCCAATTATTCGCTTGAACCTTAATTTTGATAATAGAACGGTATGTATCATCATCTAGCGCCGTAAACCCTGTAGATGGGTCTAGTGGCCTTTTCCACATCCCACTATCAAACCCTGTCGCATCAGTATCTAATGAAAAGTAAGTGTCGATAATTGGCGTTTCAACATGCCGCCTTATCCCCACCCACTCCCCTACGGCATCCAGTTGAACTCCGATAGCTTCATCAAGTGAAAAATGAGGGTTTAGCGTATTAGCACTGACGCTAATATCAGATAATGAGCGGGTAATTAAATCTATATGTTGTTTGAATTTTGGGGCGGATTGATGGCGTGAGGTGATGAGTTTTAAATAATCTCTCATGTTGTCACTATCTCCACGTTATTGAGCTCGCATGTCGCAAATTCATGGAAATTTAAATCAATGTTAGCCTCTATAACGGCATCTTTTGTTTTTCCGATTTCCAACTTAGAAATATAAAAAGTGCCACCTTCAGGATCCCCTTGTAAATTAGCCGGTGAAAATAACTTAGTTCGATAAATATTAGTGCCAATATCTAACGCATTTAGATAGTTGGTAACCGCCTTTTTAATCTTATCGCCAACCAGTGTTGTATAGCCTTCAAATGCTTCTATCGTTATTTTGACAAAGATAGGCGTGTTTTCAGGTCGACTAAATTTGATAGGCAATATCACACCATAATTATTGGTGACCAATACCTCTACATTTCCATACGTGCCTGTGCCTGGTGTCTTTTTCAATGCAATAGTTTCAGCAATGCTTGTTGCGTCTCCACCATCGACTATCAAAGCAATTGAATGTGGCGGTATCCCGCGCTCATCCGTCTTGCTTGTATCATTTTCAAAGGCAGTCAATCGTGCAACACCAGCCAGTTGGCTCACTGAACCAATAACGCCATCAAGTACCGTTCTAGAAGGTAACGCTACGGACTTACTCCGACGAATACGCAAATCACCATCTGTTTCAATATTGCGTCCTGCAGTGGCAGTAACTAGGTTAGTGACGGATTGCCATCCTCGAGTAGGCGTACCGATTTGATTAACTTCGCCGGGCAATGCAATAATGGAACCCGATTTCTGACAAATTGCCGTCACAGTGATATCACCATGAGTTCCGATCACAACTGATTCAGGAAGCGACCAAACATTACCCGCTGTATCTTTCACCGTCGCATTTGTTAAAACTGTGCCAACTTGCCCTGTAATAACAACATCGACTGTTGAATTAGATTGTTTATTTCGAGATAGACCATTGATGGCCACATTATTTGATAGAGACTGCCCCGTTGCGGTTGAGGGACTAAACGAATTATAGGCAGTGATGATTGCATTGTTTGCGTCTTGTATAGCTAGCGCGTAAATCCCTAACATCTGGCCATCTTTGCTATCAGAATCAAGGTAAATGTCATTACCATATATCTGCCTGAATAGTTCTTGAAGCCGCTGAAGTATTTCAGGATAACCCGGAGCAGAAATACCCCTCTCTGTAATAACGGGAGCAAGCCCTAACGTTTCGATATTTAACATTATCCCTCACTTACAATACTAGCCTCACCGTAAACTGTATCGATGGTGGCCGTGATGATTATTTTTCTCGCTGCAGTATTCAGGTCAAGGTTGAAAGCGGTCAGTTTTGTCACACCTTCTGTCTCTAAAATTCGAGACTTAATCGCTAAGGCATAACCCTGCGCCACATGTTTACCCAACCCTTTTTGATAGTGCGGGGTACCTTCTTGGTCATTTAAAAACCACTCCCCCAACCAAAGTGACAGGCGGCTTTTTACCGCTTGAGCCACCGTTTCTGGGGTGTTAATAAGAAATTGGTTTGAACCGAAGGTGTAGTCTCCATCATCTTCTTTGCGATATTGCATTATTTGGGCTCTCCTGTGTTGCTACCACCAGTTTGAACACCACCATGCTTGTGTTTCATTAAGCTTATGCCGCCAGCAGTAACATCATTTTTCACGGTAATAGGGCCATTCATTTTGGCTTCACCACCACTCTCACCCATACCTTGTGATAAGTTGCCGTTAATTGTGACATTACCGTTTAACACAATTTCAGGTGAGTTGATTTCGGTACCGCCTTTTGCAGTTGCTGTTAGTTTTGCAGAGGTAATAACAGTTACGTCCTTACTGCCCGTATTAATAGCAACATACGCACTACCGTCATCACTTCGTAGCTGAACTTCAGATGTACTAATGTCACTAATTTTTTGCGCTTGTGATTGAGGGCCGACTAATGCGAACCCATCAGACAAATTATGTTTCCGAGGGTCTACTGCTTCCTGCACGCCACCACTTTGCCACCAATAATCAATGCAACGGTCAGCGAATATCACTAAGCATTCATCACCGGCTTTAATTGGAAAAGTTAACGTCGCGCCCCCTCCTCGAGGAAAAATAACGGGGACATCCACCAGCAAAGGAAGCGGGACTGTTTTATCAATGCCATCTTCATTAACTCGCCATTTAATGGCCGGCTGTGCTTCAATCGTTACCGCATCAGGGTTAAATGACTGCACAATGCAAGGCAGTGCAACAAATAACCCTGACATCACACTTTCTTTCATCAATAAAAAAGGCGCTTCTGGGCGCCCTATTCGTTCATCGTTAGTGATCATTCTTCTACCGCCATTGCTTGTATTGCGGCTGGCCCTAATTTGGTTTCAACAGAACGGGCTATACAAATTAACTCCTGGTACCACGTATTACCTCGTGTATCACCGTAATAGCTCACATTGATAACTTTGTACTCGCCATCGATATCAAGCGGTGATGGCTGCTCTGTTGTGCCGCTGTGACTACCGTATAACCCGATTTCTTTATTCGATAAGCCGGCTAAATTAATGCCTGAATTATCCAATTGAATTAATGTTCCGGGCTTAATGTTAGGGTTTATCATGCAGGTCACGTTGATACCACCACCTATCGTTTGTTCAGGAGTTCCAACAAGACCAGTGTCATAATTCAAGATGATTTCATTGATGTAATTGGACTTTGGCACAACTTCAAGGCTATTGCTGGAATAGCGCCAATCCGCGCCATTTTGCACCGCAAAACGGGTCATTTCATCACGGTGCATACCAAACAGCACCTTTCCCCGTGGCGCCACGGTATCAGTGAACTCACCTCGCATACCTGCCAGCACACCGTATTTTTCAACACTTTTCATCAGCACCTTATCAACAGTGTCCTGCGTGTACCCGCCAGCAATTGTGGTAGACACTATCGCGTTATTATATGCCTGATCGCTTTCCGCTGACTGAATGACAACATAGGTATCTGTCGCATTGTCACGCCCTGAGTAGGTATATTGGATCTGGCCAGAAAATATTTGACTACTGTTATCTTGATAACCTGCAACTATCACTATTTGCTTAAATTCGTACTGGCGCAGTTTATTTTCAGTTTCTTTATTTAAATTAAAAACTTTAACAATCGCCGTTGTTGGATAAGCAAAGTTAGGTCGAGTGATATTAAATGTAACCCTTAGCTCAGATAAATCGATGCCCTCGCCTTTTTCGTCAGCGACAATGATCTGACACTCACGGATCCAATTTTTTGACATGCAAACTCCGATTTTAGGCATAAAAAAAGCCGCGCTAGGCGGCTATGATTTACAAATAAATCAGTCAAATATTTTACCAAATTTATCTTCAAGCTCACTTTTATGTGAGTTTATGTATTGAAGGGTCTCATTTGTAAATTTAGAGTTATCTGCATCCATTATAGACTTCAGTGTTTTTAGACATTCATCTTCACCGCTCACGCACGCTGGCATTAGTTGTTGATCATATATTTTTAGTATGACATACGCAGTTGCTCTAAATTTTGGCTGGTTACTTGTATATTGATAAACCTGTTTCACTGTATCGATTGTCGGCGTACAATTTTTCAATATAGGTGTATTCATTAGATATTTATCACCAACACAAATCATATCAACTAAATCACCACGAGATAGCCTCAATACATATTCACTATCAGCACCGACCCTTAACTGTACTCCCGAGCCTCTGGTTCTATTGGATAACTCAATAATACCCAAACCGCCCAAACCTGACCTTATCTCTAAAGCCCTACCTGTTACTCTAATATTTTTACCTAAATACTTTTTGTTGGCATAAATTTCATTGTTTTCATAATCTCTAACAATGTCTATATCCCTGTATTTTTCTGGTATATCATAAGATAACGCAGTTTCCCGCCATTTTTAAATACTTCATAATCTTCATTGATTAAAGAGTTAATGACATTATTCAATGCTATTTCCTCTTTATTTATCACTGCAGCTTGAGACGTTCCAGCCAACAAAATGCCACACAATAAAATGATTTTTTTAATCATATTACGCCTATATCATTGAGAATCCTGAGTGAAGTATAACCGATTTCCTTTACCTGCTTCATTCATATCTGTCTCATAACTAGAATCTTCACAATAAAAAAGTAGGGCCCCATCCAAACCCAAGTATTGATACTGACCAAAAATATCCACGCCATGCAATAAGGGAATCCCCATTAAAATTTCTTCTTTGGCTTGGGTCATAACATCAAGTATCCAACCACAAAAATCCATATATTTTATTCTTAGGTGATAGTTTTTTTTCCTAGTTGGATATCCATCTCTTGGTTTTATTTAAGATAGGAATTTCTATAGCATTATTCATTTTATTTACCTAATGGATTAAGCACTTCTAAAAGCCCGCCAAGTTTACTTAGTGTGCTCTCATTTACTGGCTTAGGTGTTACCGTTCCTCTATCAACAGTCCCACCAGTAACTTCGGGAAATCTTTGGTTTTCTAGAGGGGCTACATTTTTACTTTTAGTCTCTACAATAATCACCTGTCTTAATGTCAAAGTGACCATTAGGACGTTTTCACTGGCTTTATCCGTAGTAACTTCAATCGCTCGGATAAGCATATTTTTGTAATCACGTTTACCAGTGATAACATCAAAAGGCTGCTTAGTTGCCCGAAGGTCTAATAATTGCTGATAGATTTCGCGGGGACTACTACCCAGCTTTAGCCCCGTTGAAACGTCAAACATGGTGGAAGTATCGAAACCATCGATTAGCGAACCGCCACCAGCAAAGCCAATTTCCATTACAACTTCAGAGGGTCTATCGAAAGTATGATCACTAACTGTAAACCCTTCGCCTCCCGGAACTTGAACAGGATGTTCGGTAATTTCAGAGCTGTCAGAGTGCTTTTCTGATATCACCACGCTGGGGACTATCATGCCGATTTTTCGAGTGCCTTGAGAAAACAGCGTACCTAAAATATCCATTAACCCACCTTGTTTTCTAAGTTGCGTACCAATATCTGATTTTGTCGCCCTACACTCTCGCCCGTTAATGTGGCTGTCTCATACGGTGACTGCCCCCCTGTTACATTGATATTATATATAGGATTAATTGATACCTGCTTAGATGAATTAGAGTCATTGCGAATGAGATACTCAGGCACAAACTGCCCTGATTGTCCCATGCTGCCAAGGTTTGACGCCGCGCGACTCATGCTTTCCGTGTTGAGATTTATCGGTGTAGATGGCTTGATTGTTGGGTCAGGCGCTCCCGTGATAGCTGCGGTGACCAGTTCTTTTGAGTATGGGAACTGATTTGAGTTTTCGACAAGTGACATAGCTCGTATCAGTGCGTGCATGACATCGGGATCGTTTAAATCAAGCTTCTGATTACGCTTAACACCAAGTTCTTTACTCACCCGTTTTATATAACCTACTGTATCATTGTTTTTGTGATTTTTAGGTGCCCAAAACTTAATGATATCTTCGACTGTTTGTAGCTTTTGATATCCAGCGGCTTGAGAGGTACCGTTGTAATACATCATAAGCTGTTTAACATTGGCCCTAATCCCATCATAAGCAGATCCAAAGGTAGCAAAAATACTGCCATTTTCTTTCGAGGCTCCTCGCTGTTTGGCATACACCAAGTTAAGAGGATTGTTATTTCGAATGCCCTTTGGTGCTTTTGTTCCAGCAAAGGATAAACCGCCAGAACTGGAAATTTGATTTGCAACCAAACCAGCAACAGAATGTCGATTTCGATTAAGCGCATTAGCTTCTTCGTAACTGATTTCACCTCTTTGTGCTCTTGCGGCTAAGTCGTCTCTCACCTTATCCCCTGTTGGGATATCCGCATTACTGGGGGTTATTTCTCCACCTTGATGACGACTTGTCCAAGGGTGATCAATACCTAATGATTCAAAAACACCCCCTATACTGCGTTTTAAGTGCCGCACAGTGTAATCAAATGACTCTTCAATACCTTGAGCGATATCTTCTTTATTTTCCCAAAGATAGTAAGCAGCCATTAATCCACTAATGATAGGTACCATTTTGTTTAAACTGGCTAATAAACCTGTTGCAGCTCCGCCAACTTTACCTAATGAGCCTAAAATGCTGGCTAGCCATTTACCGCCTAAAAAAACAGCAAATCCCCACAGTACAGTTTCCCAGCCGCCAACCATTTCAACGAAATCACTAACACCTTTCCATATATCATTAATTCCTTTTTCAGCCGCTTCAATCGTACCTTCCCACTCCGACCAATCAATGGCTGATTTGCCGCCTTCTTTCCATGTTTGGTAGTCATCCCACAATAAGAACAAGGCCGTTAATGCGGCAATCATTAATCCGATTGGAGAGGTGAGAAAGCCTTTATTTAACGCCCACCAAGCCGCCAGCACGAGACCAAACGTTTTAATCAGTCCTTTACTGGAATCATCAAGCGCATTCCACCAGCCAATTAAATCCCGTATTCCCTTTGCAGCTCGATACACAAGGTGATTGAGTATTTCCGTTAACGTCAAAATAGCGTTAACAATTTTTAGGATGATTTTTTCAATTGTTGGGAAATTTTTAACCAGTAATTCAGTGAATCGCGCAATACTGGGTGTCAGTACCCTTGCCAGCTCACCACCAATTTTATCCTTACCGATCCCCATCGCTGCAGTCAGTTTTGAGAATTGAGTCATAAACGCATTCCCTTGCTTCGCTGCAAGGTCAGGGTTATAACCGATGGCTTTCATCATCATGGTGTATTCAGAAGAATATCCATGTAAACCACGGCGCATGGCCAGTAAAGTGTTTTCGTCAATACCCAACGCTTGCCCGAACGCAGTCGCGCGATACATGGGCATTTTCGATAACCGATCACCCACTAATGCAACCAGTGAAGCGGTATCACGGAGGTTTCCATTTGCATCACGAGTTTGCACCCCGATGTTTTTTAGAAAACCCTCGCCTCCTGGTGTATTACGTAAAAATGCCCCCAAACGCTCAACAGATTGATTAAACCCATTGATATCGCCACCAGCCTGTTTAACCGCATAACCCAATGATTTGATACTATTGGCTGTCGCACCGGTTCGCTGTGCTTGCCAATATAAATCATCTAACCCTTTCGATATCTGCGCAGTAAAACCAATAATGACAGCGGCTAATCCCTCTACCGCCGCACCCGCTTTAAATGCCGTTGAAGTAATCTCACCTAATACCGAAGAGAATTTTTTCGCCCCTGACTCATCGACGTCAAAGCCGAGCGAAACAAGAAAATCACGCATTGTTTCAACGTTATTGCTCATTACGATACCTTTCTATTTGCGCTTCGTTCTCGGCTTCAATATCCAGAAAATCATTCATTAAGGCGATATCCGCAAGGGAAATCGTGCCATCTAATAACGACTCATATTTACACATACCCTTACCGACTGGACGCATCAGAAAATAACGACCATTCGGCAAAGTTTCGAGTTGAAGGGAGCTAGTTAGATTGACTCGTCGGTCACGGCTGGGGTAGGAAAAAAACTACTCAATGACTCCTGAATAACATGGCCAACAATTTTAAACAGATCAATACCGTTGATATCGTCATACATCAACTGCTCGTTAGCATAAATTGCGGACCATGTGTCCCCTGATTTACGGCTAACAACGGAGAGACAAATATCATTAATTTCAGCACGTTCTTTTTTACCCAGCGCACGAACTGCCTCAGAAATAGCCGGCAACACATCCGTTAAATTATCTTGGCTGAAGCTTTTCCCTTTATCCTTTAGCAGTGGCGCCAATGCGCCAAATGCAGGAACCAGCGCAAAGGCTAAGTCTTGTTGTTGAAATGCATTTAACTTACCTGATCGGTATGTGTTGCCGTTAATTGTGAATTCCATTAAAAGACTCCTAGCTGTGTATCAATTTTACCGCAGTCAAATACCCAAGAAACGGTATTACCTACTTTTGCATTCTGCCAATCGGGAATACGCTTGAACGCAACCGAACGGCAAACCGTGGTGTCATTGCTCACTTTATTACGAATGGTGATCACGTTGTTTCCCCAAGTAGAGGACGAAAATTGCTGCAGGTTATACATCATGTTTAGCTTAGCATTCGTCGGGCTGGTTTTGAGCAACACAACCGTCACCGTGCCGCCTTTTCCTGCGTGCAATGAATGCATAACTTCACCGTCTGCGCCAATGGTCATGGTGTTTTTATCTTCTGCCATTGAAACGGTGATCCCTTCTTCGGAAACCGCTGCGCCGTAGCCGAGTTCAAATAAACCACCCACCCCCGCAATGGAGGCAGATACATCCATAAAAGAATATGTATTAGACATGAGTCACCTATCGATTCACGTTGATAATAATGTCACTGTAATGAATAGCACCGGCAAGCTTGATAGCACATTGCAATACAGGCGCTTTACGTGCTTCTCGGTCAGACTGGGCTTGCGTTGCAACCGGTGGTGCATAGATATAACTTCCTTTGGTTAGCATCGCACCTGTTGTTAATGCACCAAACTCATCACCATTCCATACACCAGGAGCAACTAACCCATTCGTTGCCGCTTGGTCGAGTGATTGCTCAACATTGGTGATCAGTGACGTCACACCCTCATCCGTTTGCGGGATTTTAGTTGTGCGAGTGTAGAGCAAGTTAAACAGGTTGGTTTGCACATAGTTTTGCAACCAATCAAGCCCGTGGCGCTCATCAATGAAATCACCGTTAGCCATCACGCCTTCTTGGATAATGGCGGTATCATTGTTGTAATTCACAAACACGTTACCGCTTTTGGCGTTAATGGCTTTTGCTTGCGAAACAGTGAGTGTTTCAGCCGTCACGGTAGGCTCTTGTTTGAACTTCAGGGTGATCGTGGTGTTGTTACCGTTAAAATTAACCGTAAACATACGACCAAATAAGGAAGCAACTGCATAAGGTTTGCTGGACGTATATTGCCAGAACGTGCGTGCATACTTACCTGCTTTGAGTTTTGAGCCAATATCAGTATCAACATCTGCATCAAGAACCGTCGTTTTCATGACTGTATGGCCATAAACACGAGACAATGATTCCGCTTCGATATAATCAGCCACCGCCAGCACATCATCGTCACTCAGGCTTTCATCAGCGATCACTAAGCCATACCACGCACCGGAGATATCTGCCATTTTCGCCACAGCCTCTAGCGCAGTTTCCGGTTTTTGAGGTGAGACAATCAACGCACCAGCGCTTTCATCACACTTCATCAAGCCGCCGAGGTAAGTTCCAGCTGAGCCTGTTGTGAAATAGCCAATCTCCCCCGTTTTGGTGAGCGTGATAGTGAAGCGATCACCTGTCCAGACAACCTCTGCATCGGTCAGTTTTTCGGAGACTCGCTCAGCAACCCCGTTAAGGTTGGTTTCCTTGGTTAAGTCTACACCGATAACCGTCGTTTCTTTGCCGGCTACTGTGATATTAAACGAGCCATCCGCAATAGTGTTAAAGTTGGCCATCGTTTGTTCTGTTTTCGTCAGTATCGCACCCCGTAATACCGCCAGCGTGGCTGTTTTGTTCCATTTGCCGACAAAGAGATCAATAGGGCGAGGTGACTGTGAATAGTACAATTGAGCGGCTTTATACTCAGGTGAATCTACACCAAAATCTGCCACAACCGCATCAAGTGTGCTGTATTGACGGATGCGTTCATGCGCATCAATAACGTCACTGGCCCCGAGAATAAGCAGGGAGCCAAAATTACGAGACTGTGCAGCACGCGCAGCCATATTCACCGTCACATTGACGATGTTAGAAACAGGTAATCCCTGCATAGATTATTCTCCAAAGAATTTAACGGGGGCGTCTACGATTGTTTTAATGCCATACTCACGAACGACTTTGCGGCGTAATGTCACGGTAATGTCGTAACGTCTTACCCATTGATTGTTGATAAGCTCAGGGGCGGGTCGGATCCGACTGCAGTCGATATAAGAAAGGTTAACCCGAGATAGTTCCGCGTTATTCTGACTAACAAACAAACCATCACGAAACTGAGTAGCGATGCGTTGCCCTTGTGGGCCATAAAAGCAGCATAAGATTTGCATGCTTTCATGTGACCATTGTTCATGATGGTGTTCGGAAATCTGGACAGCAGCAGGACTATGTTCATTATCAAAATCCATAATCCCAAACGCACACCAGTTTGTACCTGCAGCAGGTATTTTTGGTTGCGTTTCTGTCCATCTCGGCAGTACCATTTTTGCCGGAAGACCTGATACCGCTCTTATCCATCGACTGATTTGACGTTCCAGTTCTTCATCGTAATCGGGCATTGCCCCTACCGGTGTTAGATACCCAGATGAAGTGCTATCGTTACTCAATAGGCTGCCCTCCGTCAAATTCCATCAATTCACAATGGGCCTGAACAAATCCAGCCCCGTAAGCTGTATAGGGATCAACAAACGTTACACGATACTTTCGCCCCTGATACGTGACGATATCGGCGTCAACACCTTGGTAGCCTTGAGTTAGACGAAACTGAGTGACAATCAATATCGCACCGCCAATAGCCTGCCCTGCTTCCATCCGTTTTGCTTCGAGAGAACGGTCAACGGTCACAACACCAGCAAAGGGTAGGTTTTGCGTGCTATTTTTGGTGAATCCATCATCATCAGTTACCTGAGTGCTTCGATGGCAAACCAGCGACATATCGACAAAATCAGGATCTAACAAAATTTCGCTAACATCGAGTAAAGGCATTATTCCCCCTTATTTCTGACAACGTAGGTGATGGATTTAAGTAAGCTACTGGTGTCATAGAGTGGCTTTTCACCGTCCATCCCTTTAGCTCTACGTTTCTGTAGCGTAGCTTCTGAAAGTGGCTCAAGGCGATCACCATCACTGATAACTTTTTTAGCTGCATTCGAGGCAACCATACCGGCTCGTTCTAATTCCCGTTGGGCTGCTTCAAATTTGCCTGTTATGGCATAATCCGCAGCGGCAACTAAATGGCTGGAAGTGATATCTCGTGTATCTTCGATCCCCATATCGAGAAAGGGGCGTGGCGGCAATGTCACCGTTTCACTACCGATACTGATTGTTGCCCCCGTTGACTGTAGATAGCCCAGTTCAGCATTATTGAGGTATTCACCATCATCACGCTGTGCCTTATTAGCGGGAATACCCACCAACACATCCATGTTTGATAGTTTTTTAATCGCCGTCAAAATGGCGTCCGCATTATCCCGAGTTATCTTGACACCACTCATAGCAATTGCCTCCCACCAGCGCCGAACATTGACCACCACCAATAGAACTCTCGACCGTAACCCGTGTTATTCCAAAATCCAGCATCAGGGTTAACTGTGCCGGAAGTATCATAACCCACAGAAACTTTATCAATCGACTTGGATGAGACAACACCGCCGCCTGAACTATTCACCCCGCCGCCCATAGCAGAGACTGCCAGTGAGCGCCCCTTTAACTCCATGTAATGAGCCGTGAACAGTTCGGATAGATAAACAAACTGGTCACCATGCTTATCTTGGTCAAGCAAAGTATCAGCAAGTCCTAAGTAAAAACTGATTGAGGTGTTGGGGTATTTAGCGGTATCGGTGAATTCAGGGAAGTCAGTGCGGAATTTATCAACTGTCGGCAGAAGACTGTTTCTTGCCATCCGCAGCCCCCTGTTTTTTATCTGTTTTGGTTTCCACTGTAGGTGCCGCTTTCAGTGCGGTGATTTCATCCGACTGACTCGCGATGAGATCGTCTTTTTCTTTCAGTGTGGCTTTCAAGGCTGTGATTTCATCTTCAAGCGATTTAATCTTTACACCCATGTTTTTGCTTTCTTCTTCTTTTTGTAGCTCAGACTCATCAAGAGGTTTCGCATACGCTGAAAACGCCCAATGTTCTGTCACTTGCTTAGAAAATTCAGCGCTATCATGAATGCCTTCAAGCAAATCAAAATGAGTGCCGTCAGGAAAGCTTAATTTAGCACCTTTAGCAACGATATATTTCATCGTGTAACTCCAATAAAAGGGCGGGTTTCCCCGCCAGCATTAAGCGGCAGGAATATCCAAATAAGAGATGGTATTTGAATAAGGCGTTTCCACTTGACCTAATTTACCGTAGTAAACAGTCAACTGTTGCATGCCGCGATACTCAAGAGGCGTATTCAGCAATGGAACCATCGGGAAGCGAACATACTTCTCATCTTGGGTATACGCGACGATACGGTGAGCGCCACCAGCACCACGCTTAGAAGCAAACTTCATCGAAACGATTTCTAATGGTTCGCCGTTTTCTTGGAATGCAATGGTGTTAATTTTCACGTATTCCAAGACAGAGATATTCCCTGCTGAAGAGACTTTTTTACTCGCCAGCAAACCGAAAAGCTCAGGCGCTAAACCAATTTTACCCGGACAGACTGCATAACCAGAACGCACCCACGCATCAGTCAGAACTAAGTTAATGTCCTGCACAATCACATCAGGATCGGTAGTCGCTGTCCACGGCACAGCAGCGGCAACAGGTGACACGCTTGGCAAATTGAGTAAGCCTGGTACTCCCAGCTCAGAATCACCGATATACACTTGCTCATCAGTGTCCATTTGCCATTTCAGCTTCATACCTTCATATTTCTGGGTATCGATAGGACGCCCTAATTTCTGAGCAGAAGCCAACTCTAAAACTGTCCAGCCCACTTCCTGCGCCCACGGAGTCAAGTTGTTACGGGTTGGATCAATGCTTAGTTCAATACCAGCAATCGCGGTACCTTTTTTACCCATCCAGTTTTTACCGTTAGGATTTGGACCACCGACACTAGCAAAATCAGTATTCGTAAATGAAGACACTTCATCTGCAATCGAGATATCGCTGCGCAATGGCATATCTCGCGTCCATTTTACTGACGTTAATGGTAAGTTTAACGTCTGATCCATCCGCTCTAATTCGCCAACTAAAAATACACCGGCTGAGTCGATGGTTGCTCTATCAACTGTAAACATTCAATACCCCTTAGATGTTGTAAGCAATTTCAATGCGACCGTCAGCTTCACCCGGCCCCATAATTTCAGCATTAGGTAGCTGAGGTGTGTTTTCTGCCGTTGCATCAGCTTTTAAAACAAACGAACCAATCGGGCTTGCTTCAGTGCCGCCAGCAACACGAATAAACACCGGATCGCCTTTTTTCGCATTCAGCGCATTTCCGCCTGTCGCTTTAACGCAGATATAACCTCGCTTGAGATTGTCAGCCACTTGGTTAGCTGTAATACCTAAATGGGCTAAGTCCGTTAATGACGTGATTGGGTAAGGGCGAACTAAAATACCTTTCACCTTATCTGCCGTGTCGCCTTCTTGGAGTGGTACAAATTTGTCTGAATCGTATTTGCCCACCAGCCCATAGCCTAAGAATGGCTTTTTATTGTCCAGTGTGACGGCTTCTACCGTCGATTCACGAGGACGAGTAATACCCCCGACAATGCCGATTGGCATACGAGTTAAATATGCATTTCCTGCCATGTGATTACCTTTACTTGTTTTTCTTCCAGAAATCAGCGTTAAGTTTGTTAATTTCCGCTGGGGTCATGTGTTTAGTGCGGTTTGCGCCGTCAGCGGTAGAAATACCCTGATTGATAGGTGCAATATGATTTTTGGCTTTATTCAACTCGACTGCACCTTTAAAAACTGCATCAACCGTGGCTTTTGGTGCTTTGCTGTAGTCTTGAATACCAAATGATTTAAGGTAAGCACTATCACCTGTGCGGAAAGCATGATCAAGAACTTGGCGCTTGATCCCTTTATCACCAGTAGGCTTAAAGCCCGGACAAATGATTTCAGCATCAGCAATCAAGCTTCGACGGTAAGCCGCATCACCCGTTACCTTTTTATCCTCTTCTTCGTCATCATCCCCTGTTTTGGTATCATCGTCAGGATCCGTATCAGCCGTTTTGCCTTCTAGCTTCTCTAAACGCGATAAGATAGCCTTTGCCCACTCGGGGATTTCATTATCACCTGTCTGATTTTCAGGCTTATCTTTGTCCTCATCGGTTGTGGTGCGCTCACTGACAGGTAATGCGGTTGATTGTGAAGGCGTATTCATATTGATAGTGACACCCGGAATGGAATTCATGCCCTCAGATGGCATATCCGGCGCTTCGTCGATAAGTTGCTGTAATGCAGCCTCATCTTTCGTTTTGATTGCGATACCCAATTTTTTAAGCCATGACATTACAGGCCTCTCCTTCTTTTTGGTTGGGGCTGAATCCCCGATAGAACAACGAGCACCCGCCCGGCCTTTTTCAAGTCCAACAGCCAAGTGATTGCCCGTGATTTGATATTGCTTCCCTTTGCCCGGTGATAGCTGCTTGTATTGCGCATCATAGCCACAACTGACCTCAATCAGCCCCGCATTGATAGCATCAATCGCTTCTTGCCGTTTAACCAACACATCCGCAATGAGTAGGTCTGATTTATCACCTTCCCCTCTGCGAACATTTTGAATATGTCCATGCGCTAATTCAGCAAAATTAGAGGGGTTAACAAAAACGATATTGCCGTCTTTATCTTCTGGATGCCTCAGTGTGACTGCGACACCTTCAAATGAAGCCATTGTTTCTTCTGAAAACACTTCATCTTCAGTTCGATACACCGTCACCGTTCCACTAGCATCAGGCTCTAATCCGATTTCCTCGGGTAAGTAGACCTGTGAGCCAGTGCGCGCAATGGGAACGTTTTTACACAGCAATGAGCCATCAGGCTGGAGATATCGCGTTTCCCCCAGCTTAGTGACAAAAAAATATTTCATGCTTTACCTGCCAAATTGCAGACAATAAAAAAGCCCGCAAGCGGGCCATTTGTTAGAGTGGAAATCCTCGACATCTTAACTCAGCAATTATTGAGTCAATCGCATCATGGATCATCTCGGTGTTATAGAATAGTGACATGCCAGATTGATAAATTTCATCCAGTAGTCTGAGGTTATGCCTTAAATCCATGATAAGGCGTTCATTTGTTAGTGTCATAATAGGTACTCCTTTAGTTATTGTGAGCTTTATTGCTCACCCTTATTTATGGTAAACAAGGGGTTGAGTACCTGTTATGAGAGCTATTACCAGTGCTTTTCTTTAACAAAAAGTGCTATTTCCTTGATGTCGGCACATGTACATCTGACCAGCATTTACAGTTAGGTAGGCATCCCGCATGCCCGGTCATGCCGTCTAGCGTAGGTGGGTTATGCCAATAAACGAATTTATCACGCATTTTCTTGTGTGACGGTCTAGTACCTGCGCCCTCTATTCGCCACCAATACCCCTCCGAGCCAATTGATAATGCCCTCGCCTGAGTGAGTGCGCCTGTTGCTCGCCCTATCTCCGTTCTGGCGATGAGTTTCGCTCTACTGGACGCTACGTTGCCCGTTTCCATTATCATTTGATACAGCGCATCAGGGCGCTCACCATTGATAACCGCTTCAATTGCTCGGGATTGAATATCTTGAACGCGTTCAGCGGCTTCAATCGGAATTGATTTCATTAGCTGAATCTGGCGATAGACAATATCTTGAGCCACTTGACCGACTGGTGTATTGCCAACCACGTCACGCAACCCTTCAGATATTTGCTCTGATACAGATCGCCACTGCCCCCACTCTTCGCGCTCAACCTGTGAGAACATTTTATGGGCCACCAGCGTAGACCATTCATCCAGCATATGAGAATAATCAATTAGGTTGCTGGTGATGATCTCCGCGCTATGCTCAGAACCATCGTAAGAGCCAGTGACGATTTGGTTTATCTGGTTCACTATCGCCTGTAGGCTTTGTTGATATTGGATCTCCGAACGCAGGCGCAGTGCCGGTTTCAAATTCATCCGTCTCCCACTGGGCTTTCGCATTCTCAATATCCTTGTCTGTGATTGAGCCACCAATACCTATTACATCGGAAATGTTCCGCAGGTCATTCATGGCGACATGAATAGGGATAATCTGTCGGTCTACCAATGAACCCAATGCCGTAGCGATATTGTTTGCCATTGTCGCTCGGTCTGCATCTGACATATCCCAAAGCTTATTAAACTCAAAGGTCAGGTCTTCCGGTAATTCTTCGCCAAATAATGAACGCCAAGAAATATCCATCAACCAACGAATATGCCGCCTTAAGTGTCGCTCTTGTAGTGAGTTGATACGGCTGTAATAGTTTTCTAAGTCACCGTCACCCGTACTGAACCCCGAGGGAGATTGACCAAACAAACGTACAAGAGGAATGCCAGTAGCACCTGATACCTGTTCAGCGAAGCGCAATATGACATCGGCAATGCCTGAAAAAGAATAACTATGAGTGGCGAATTCATCGTCTGAATCCATCAACGTCATGCCCTCAATAGTTTGAAATTCGCGGATCATATCTAAATGCCGCATTAACCCTTTTTCTAAATCACCACCGGTTGCCAGTATCTGCCTTAAACCTTTGATGCTGTAGGTTCTCAGGTGTGCTTTATGAATAAGCTGAGTTGTTCCCGCACTCGCGGTATCAAAACCCTGTATCCGCTCAAAAATACGCTCTACAACTGACATCCCCCAACCATTCTCAGTCAGTGCTTGCTGGTAGGGTAGCTTGTCGCCTTCCATTCGTATTACGCGGGAATAATGTATTTCCCAACCTTGCGCCTTATTATTTCCAGCTATGACTCTGTAAAACTTCGGCTTTCCAAAATGCGGACCATACTCTGTGACTAAATCATCATAGGTTGGGTCTAACTGCCAGCGGTCAAGGCACATAACGCCCTTAAACTGCCCTTTATCCACTGTTTCTAGGTTTAGCTCTGTTGAAATATCTTGTCCATCAATGAGGACAACAAGAATTGCGCCGCCATACAGACGGGACCATTTTAACGTATCGTTTAGTCCATCCCAGATAGCTGCGTTATCCCAGAAATTCTCAACCTTACCTTTTTGGGTTGGTTTGAGCCTTGAACTAATATTAATCCCCTTTCGGGTCATATCATCTGCAATCGCATCAACACCCGCACCAACTAAGAACGATGAACGATAGGCAAATTCAAGCATGGTTCGGTTACGGGTAATGTAACCGGGAACATAAGTGCCGCCCGTTTGAATGTTCTGTGTTTCTGGGCCAATTTTGGCTTGGAAGTTATTGTACCCGTCAGCTGTTTTAACGGGCTTTTTTGCGCCGTTTCGGCGTTGCTTACGAGACATTTAAACCTCATGATAATTTTTTAAAAAGAAGCGCTATTTAACATAATGGCTCTTACATGCCCTGCGACTTTTCAACTCAATTAAAATGTCACCTATAACGGGCAAAAGTAGATGTTTTCTCACTCTAAATCGCCCGTTATATTGTTATTGATTTGTTAATAAAAACCAGAAATCAATTTCGGCTTCATTTCAATCTGAAAGCGCTATTTCTAGCAATTAAGTCTGTTTACCCAAAGAAGCCCAAACACCCAGATCACCTTCGCTTGTAATGTAACCATCAAGGGAGTAGCGAACCGCATCCCAGCAGTGGTTATGCTTATCTTGCACTACAGGTAAAATCTCACCCGTCATTCTGTCCACTTTATAAGAATACAATCGGGCTTCTTCTAACATGTGCTTGCATCGAGGATGGATAATGATCTCCTCAAAGCCTTTAAGGTATGCAATACCATCTTCAACACTACCGGGCCATTTAGTTGCGCCATCAATAACAAAGCCTTGGCGAGATAAATAACTTATTGTCTCTGGTCGGCTGTTATCTGCATGAATAGGCCACTTCCTTGATTGCGGTATGCCAGGATATTTCTTTTCGTCGCCATCTTTCCACTGTGTAAGCTGTTCCGCAGTTGCCCCATCCTTACCAGCGTAGAACTTCCATAATTCATCAAGCTCTACCCCCACCCCGTATGCCTCATACTCGATATAAAGCTTGCGCCCTATGATGAAACAACGAATTAATGTGCTAGGGTCATTGGCAAAGCCGAAGTCACCACCGAAAAAGAGCCGATCCGCTTGTTGCCACAAATCATCAGGGAACATTTCTTCTCGATACTTACCAGAGAAGATAACCGCCTCACTAATTGCCCGAGGCATCCCTAACCAAATATGCTCATAAGCTTCATAATCAACGCGCTTGCAATACTCCATCTCATGGCGAAGCACATCAGGGAAAAAAGCATTATCGCTGTAATTAACACGAAAAATAATAACGCCACCGTCAGGCGGGTCAGCTTCGTGTCGCTTCATTAACTGGTATGTTGGATCCGTTTCTTCGCGGGGATTAAACGATACCCACACTTCAGATTTATTAGCTCGAACAGTAGGGCCTAAAATATCCCAACTATCTTGTGATACTGTTTGCGCTTCTTCTACCCAACAAACACGGATGCCATGCATCGATTTAATGCTGTTGATATTGTTGCGTAGCCCTTTAAAGGTAAATCGAGTTCCGTTCAGCCCTTCAATTTCATTATTCTTCACTTTGTAGAAGTGAGACAAACCAAGGCTGTATATTTCAGACTCTAACAATGCTAATACAGAATCATTAATAGAGTTTTGGAACTCACGAGCGCAAAGTATCGTCATTGACTCATTAGCACCCAACAATACAAGCGCTCTGGCAATCTCTACGGATTTACCACCACCGCGCCCGCCATAAGTCCAGCGCCAACGAACTGAACCAATTGGCTTATCGTATAGAACCGAGGGAACCCAATCGCTACTAAACGAATAAAGAACGCCATCTATTATTGTTGGGTGCTCTGCTTTCCCTCTCGTAATTTCTCCATATGCGCATCCCAAACTTCAGGAGGGCATGTCGCTGGAGTAACGATACAAACCTTTCCATAGCTTAACCCGGCTAAATCAACGTTCACCTCTGTTTTATTGGTGCTCATTTCAATACCGGTTAGCTGTGCTGCGTTTTTTATGTTTGGTGCTACCTGACCAAACTTTTTATCTTCTAGGGCATCCTTGGCTGCTTTAAATGAAAGGTCAGCCAAATCTTTAGCATTGAACGTGACAAGTAACGCTGCTTCTTGGCGCAACTCTCTAATGCGTCTGCGAACATCGGGGCGCCGAATTAATACAGCAGCTTGGGATTCTGAATTACTCGGAGAGTAGCCAGCACAAATTGCAGCATCCTTTTGAGTCATGCCTTGCGCAATATTCTGTGCGAATGATTCGTGCTGAGGCTTAATTAACCCCTGCTTTTCTTGGGTATCATTCTGCGAATTATCAGGTTGTTCGTTTTGAGTAGCATTAGTGCTAGGTGTACTTTGCTCAGTTTTGCGAATTCTTTTATTCGCAGTTTCATTCGCACTTTTTTTTTGCGAATTCGCACTTCCATTCGCAATCTTAATGTAGCGCTTAGCAGTCGAGTATTTTAATCCTTGTTCTTCGCACCACTCTTTCGGGGATATTCCTGATTCGGCATGAGCGGCGAGGAACTGTTGTTGTAGCGTCCCCCAATCCGGTTTAGCCATTGTGTTTATCTCCTTTAACCCATGAAAAAGCCCACTCGTAAGCGGGCTTTCTATTAGGTTAACAACTCTAAGCGCACAACTACTGATTACTTTTCATTATATGAGGATTTATACTCCCTCCGGTTACCTCAAATTGCTCATGATTTTTTTTCAATTCAGCATCTATCTCACTAAATACCCGATCTTGTAGATCACTTTCTGATTCATTATCTATCGCTCGAATGAAGTGAAAACCCTTGCAGTTACTCATACTTGGAGTGCGGAAAGAATATTCTGCAACCCATACAGATACATCATTCATATTGACCATAGTTGCTCCATTAAATAAAAAGGATGTGATATTAATTACAATTTCACACACTCTTCTATTATATAACTTTGCAGTCCTTTAATCATTTGTTCTGACTCTGCAATTCGCTCTCTGAGTAACCAATAATTTCGGATAGCGGAGTCAGTAGGTCTGGCGGTGACTGCATCATCCAAGCTGGAGGTGGCAGTGCCTTCGGCTTTTTTACAACTGGCTTTGATGTACACCCGTTCAGGATTGCGCTCAGCAGCAATACGCAACTTATCAATTTCACTTTTTGCATTGGCTAATTCCTGAGTATGTTTAGTATCGAGTTGATGAAGGGATTGAACACGTTCTTGATAATCTTCATTAATTTTGACTTGTTCTGTTAACTCAACGAGTAGTTCGGCATTCTTGGTGTTTAGCTCACCTATTCTCTCGTGTTGCTTCCACATTCCCCATATGGCTACCCATGCAGCGATAAATAATAATGCTCTGACTTTATTCATGGCGGTTACCATATAGAAGATTAAAAATTAACTTGCCGGCCTTTATAGTGATCGATAGCTTTTTGGCAGCGTTTTTCTAAACTGACCTTATCAATGCCGCATGTGTTATCTGTCAAACGGTAAGCGCCAAAAGCAATAATTGATATCGCGAGTAGCATAAAGCAAATTACAACCACTATAGATTTCCATGGCATATTGCCGCCTCCGCTTCTCGGCGATTAACTAGCCCACGCCATACCTTGCCACCAGCGTAAACCCATTTTTTCAATTCTTCACAAGCACCGTATTGGTCTCCCGCATTTAGCTTTTTAAGCATTGTCGACTTAGCGAACGCGCTGGTACCAACGTTAAAAGCGAATGAATAAAGTGCTGCTTTTGTATGTTCGTTTACAGGAACTTTGACTAAGCGGTCGACCTGAAGTTTAGTTCTCATAAAATCAAGCTCTAACAGCTCGTTGCATTCTTCTTTTGAATAAACTTTGTTGGGGACAATATCTTTCCCCGTGTGTCCATAACAAACCGTCAGTACACCGCCCACATCTTCATAGGGCTCATATCTAACACCTTCAAAATGTGCAATCACCGTTAAAGCGATAGCCGAAGCCCCTGCGCCAACAAGCACTGTTAGTTTTTGTTTGAGTGACATTAGATATCCTTAGGTGCTTTCGCCATAAGTTCGGCGGCTTTTCGTGCAGTGGCTGAGGGGTTTTGTGGGTCGGTTTTATTAACGAGTTCTTCAAATAAACGTGTTCGCTTTCGTTGCTCTCGTCGATTCATAAAGAAAGTAGCGAGACCAAGAATGATGCTGAACGCCATCCCAATAATGAAGCCCCACTCATAAAGTGATAAGCTCGCAAAGAATGCTGTAAGCCCAGCACTACCGTAGGCTGCGTTGCTATATTTATCCATACGCATAAATTCACCCCCTACGGAGTGCCCGAAATTAAAAGTTTGTGGGGATTTCTGTTTTTTCGCCCTCATTTGAGGGGGCAAAAGAAGAAGTGATTGCTTATTGCCACACTCTCGCAGTAGCCTCGCTCATGCCCTTGAGTTCATCACCCCAGTTCGTCTCTGCTCCCCGTTGGATCTAACCAGTGCATGATTGGCGATCATGCTTCGTCACCGGTGCTTCTTTTCTTATTAACCCTCACCAGATGCAAAGCTGGCTCTCTACTTGGGAGACTCGGGAGTTGGTTATTACCCAACTATTGCTACCTTTCGGCTGCACGGTCTATCCGCTTAGTTACTTCATTTTTTTGCTCCCATAATAAAAAAGGCCACCGAAGTGACCTTTACAATAAAGTTATGATATAGATTATCAATTTAGTAGCTCTACAAATGATGCAAACCAGTTGCAATGAGCGGTAACATAAACTAGAACAGGTTTAGTTACTAAAATGTAAGCGAACACCGTCGAAACCAGCCCTAAAACCAATATAACGCCTATAACTCTGAATGCCCGACGTTGCATGGTCAGTCGGCTATCTATTGACTTAAAAACGCCATCAATATCATCTTTAATAAATGAATACTCTTTATTTATTTGCTTTTTCTTGTGTACTAGCTCTTCACTTATAGCCTTAAGAGTTTGTTTTTGATTGTATAACACCAAGAAAACCAAACAAATAAATATAAAACACCCTAATAAAATAAAAGTATTGGTTATACCTTGCCCTTGCCATGTTGAAGCTTCTTTAAACTGAGTAGCAACTATGATTGAGGCTACTGGAATGCCAAGTATGTGATTTTGGATATCAGAAAATGCTTTATGTATTTTCCCCATCTCTTCTACTTTGGCGGTGCGCAGCTGATCCATAATCTTATCGTATGAAAATCCTGACGCAAAAATCTTATACCCCTTCAAACTGTTCTTTAAGTTTTTGAAGGTTATTTAACATGAGTTCAAACTTCTCTTGTTCTTCAACATCATCTGTAACCGCTTGAATACCCTTAATTAAAATATCCAACTTTTGCTCTCTATGAGTGTCTTCTTTAAAACATGACATTAGGTTCTCTAAAGAAGCATTATCTAAATTTCTGATAGTTTCATAGGAGTAACGTGGAGAAAGCTTGAAAACTTCAGTGCCTAGAAAAATGTACTGATATGTGGTTCTATCAAAATACGCCGAACCTTCTTCTAGGAGAGATAAAAAACTAATTACTATCCTATAGTTTTTTATCTCTTGCGGAACTTCCGTGTCTTTTTTTGCAAACTGAAGATCAAAAATAAAATAGTTATCCAGCTCAATACACTGGTTTTTGGGAGCTTGTAGCATTTCCTCGACATTAAGGAAAACACGGCCAAATGATGTTCTTGGCAGACCAATAGTTAAGTTAAGTGTTTCACCTACAACCAAACTCCCTGAATCAAGCATAATTCCAAATTTTTGCTCGTCCTCAAGTAACTGGCCGATAAAATCACAATCAGTTTGTTTTTCAAGCAAAAAAGAACCGGTCATTGAGTTATTAACAAACTCAATTCTTCTATAAAGCTCTATAAGTTGCTCAAACGAAACTGAACCGCTCACAATTAAACCTCATCTAAAAATATCTGCCGAAGCTCATCTGAAATATTTCTAAGGATAATCTCATTGGTTTCCTCATTATATTCTACTGAGCCATCATTAATACCTGCTCGATCAAACTTCAATTCCCAATATTGTGATTTACCTTTGAAGCTTACTAAACTTCGGATTACTCGACCATCAGGAATAAAACCATCGGATAACTCAAATTCTTCTGAGGATAATTTAGCCGATAATGTATCTGGATCCTGTGGCCATACTGCATTAACAAAAGTTTCTAAATGTAAAGGCTCACCGGCTTTGCTCAGGTCTCTCAAATGCTCAAAAGCTCTACCAAGGAAGTTTTCTTTTTCTTCACCTTCAAGCTCTTGTTCAGCCACAAATGCCTGAAGAGCGTTTTTCAACTTCTCAGACTCTTGCCTTGCTATTAAGACATCGTTACACCCCAAAAACCGCTTGAAGTAATTTGAAACTGAACTTTGCCCTTTAAGAAAACTGATATAACGTTCAGCGTTATTCTGCCAAGCAGTTACATCAATGCGCCCCGCAACCCTTAACTTTGCAATATCTAAATATACACTGTCTTCAATAATAAAATTATCAGTAATTGCTGAACCGGTAGTAGCATTTACCATGGCAATAAGTATATGTTCATGTTGCCCAATAACTATATGAGAAAATAAAACATATCCCCCTGTTGCCATCGTCTCTTGCTGCGAACGATCAACAAGATGATTCATCATCCGAACAGAGGTTTCATAAAACGAATCAGGAGCATTTAAATAATCACCAACAATCCTCTCCATAGGATAATTATCATGATCCCCCTCAAAATGCCCGTATCCCTTGCCAGTTCTACCAGAGTAACGTTCACAAATAGCGTCAATCAATCTCTGAGATGCTGGGGTGATAGCGCCTATAGTGGGGCTAATCACCTGGGTTGCATCACCATGTTGTTCCTTATTAAGGATATGAACAACTACATTTTTTATTTCAATTCCAACAACTTCATTATCATTATCAGACACTTCACATTCCTTCAGAACTTATAACGAAATCAAAAACACCTTTAAGGTGTTTGCTTTATTGAATCTTTGTAATTTATTCATTACATAACTCAAATAATTTCGCAGATTAACACATGAGAAAAAAAGAAAAATGAAGCGTGCGTAAAAGTTAGTGCTATATCTAAAAAATAATTAACATAATGGATTTCAAATCAAAAACCATTCTAAAAAAGAAACCCCGCACAGATGGCGAGGTTTTAAATTCCTTTACTGCTTTGCGTGTATAGCTTCGCGCAGCGTATACCAAAACTATAACTTCATTGTTCAAAAAGTCAATAATTTATTCAGAATAATGATAATCTCGGTCAAATTCATCACACATAGGCCGATAAAGCATAAATTCAGCAATAGACAACCAAGCCTTAATTCGTCTTCTACACGTTGATAATGATATAGATGGCTTACTCTCATGTAGTTCAAGAGCTAGTGCATAATATGATTTTTTGTATATATAATGCTGCTTCAAGACATTTAATAACCCTTGATCATGTACAAAAACAGCACTAATCACCTTATCCATTTTCCCACCTTCGATATCACTGCAGAACCACATATTACTAAGTGTTTTCTTATCTTGATATTCCTCTAAAAAAAGCTGCAATGTATCTTCTGATAACCCTGATTTTTTCATTCTTCGCATGGCTTCTTTAAGGGCTTTCTTTGTAATTTTGGGGTCTGATAATAATCGCTGAAAAATACCAGCGGCTTGTGGTGATTTACTAAATGCAGCCCAGCAACCCCACATCGTTAATCGCCCTCTGATCCATGTGCTCTCTAATGTACGTAGTCTTAAATGTTCGCCACTCTTGCCGCTAGTCTCTGGATAGATCATGCTAATACCTCAACTTCTTTATTTATTAATATTGCTAGACGCGACAGGCGCGTAATGCCATTACTTCAATTTTGGTTTGCTCAAGCAATTCCGCTTCGGTACCGTGAATTTGCTGCCATGTTTTAGGCGCTGCATGAAAACCAGTGTCATAGCTAGCGCGGTGGTGAGGTGGACATAACGGTAAAACATCTTTATGACTAGCCCGTTGTGCCATCCCCTGCCCCGTTCGTGTATGATGAATTTCCGCAGGAGTCGCCCCATACCCCATATTTCGGCAGCAAATACAGCCAAGTTCCGCTACATCCGATAGCCACTGCTTATCTTCTTTGGTCTTTGATTTTTTGGTCATTGGTCTTGCCTCTAGGTAAAATCTAAAAGTTGGCCAGCTGCATTTTCAGCGGCTTCTTGGGTGGGAAATTTACGGAATAGAATGAAGTTCCAGAGCACATCGAGGGTTGATTTATAGAGTTCGCCAAAGGCTAGGTCATCCATTTTGGCAAAGCTGATTGATTTGGCTACACGACGTAGGCTACCGTCTGGCATTTCAAAGGTTTCATAATGGCCAGACTGCTCTACCACCCAATAGCGGAAAGCATCAAAGGATTTGGTTGCTGATATATTGTGAGCGCGTTTCTGTGCTATCTCATTGAGGTAAACATCTGCAGCGGATTGGAGGGCATCATCGTTATCGGTGTAGTAAGCGAGGAATTTGACGTAACCACGCACCAACTCTTTTTCTTCAGGTGAAACTGTACCGCCAGTTGGCTCCCAATATTCATACCCTAGATTGAGTAGTGCGAAGTATTTACGATGAAAACGTGGGTTGCGAGCTTTCTTGAAATCAGCCGAAAGCACATCACCACACTTGATTTTTGAATGCAAAAAATCCCTTGCCGCTGGATTAGCCGGTACAAGAGTGTCGTTAGACATTTTGATAAAGCTATGCTGTGCCATACTTTTTCTCTCAGTAGACACAGCAAGTGTTTTAGGATTGGGTGTTCAGACCAATAAGTGAATTATACAGTAATCATGGTTATATAACCAGTTTCAATTCATGCCAACCTTGCGTATTCCAACAATCAGCACTACCACTGAGACAACATTTATCCACCGGCAATTGCTCATTACATTTTTTACAACGCCGTTTATTTAGTTCTGCAACCAAAGATGTAACTGAACGGTCATCAATTCTAATTAACATAGAAAGATACTCAGAGATATCGTACGGCTCTCTTCCTGGTCTACGTAATGCACAGTTTCTTGTAAGCATCTCCATTTCTTGCTCATCAAGTAATAATTCAACTTTAACTAAGCCTTGCTGCTTTTGTCTTTCACGCTGTTTGGCTTTGCGTTCTGATGCGGTCATTTTCATTGGTCTTGCCTCTTCATATCAATTCGGTTAATGCACTGAGCAATAACGCTCGATAGATAACTCATCTACTCTAGCGCCACCCAGATTTGCCCAAAATGCTATTGTTGAAAGTACATCTTTTTCGCTTGTTGCAACAAAAAGAGTTATGAAAGATGTTTGGTTCCATAAACCACTTGCTTTATAAACCGACTTTTTCATTTTTACCCCAACTAACTACATTTAATAACCTTATGACTAAACGGCCTTATATCCGCTGTAAAGCTTGTAGTTATATGATGGGAACGATTTTATTTTTTCCAAGTGTGTGCGCTTTATACCTTCATCACCTCACGCCAATAATTTAACCTATCTCTAAAAAATTCCCGATGTACCTCAGGTGCCTTTTCAATTTCCACCAGTACTCGCTCTCTGTAGATTTTGCGATTTTTCAATTGCCGAATTAGCCGGCTAGCCAATAAATCAAGCTGCTCCAGTTCGCGATACTTTTCTGGCCACAAAGCACGGTTATGAGGAAGACCATCAGGCAAGTAACTTGATTGCCCTGACATGCCTACCTCTTTTGTGGTTTTAATTCAGGTTGATAAGGTGCCTTAGTTCTCGCCCTTGCAGCCGCGTGAAGGCGATCGATATGACATTGCGAATAGTCACAACCATCATCAGGAAAAATAGGTCTGTTATCACGCACGAGTGATTCGTGTGTGATGGGGTCTTTGATTATCATGGTCTGCCTCTTTTGGTCTTTTAAAACGCTTTCTCTGCATAGCGGCGAGTTTTACCGCCCTGCGATTGCTGTTGCATTCTGGACACTTCCGCTGCAGTAATTTGGTCGGTTGGCAGGTAGTGGCCGTTCTTGAATTCTTGGTAAATCGTACCCGTTTCACCGTGGCGGTTTTTATCTACGATAACCTCAGCATAATTTTTCGCGGGGCTATTCGGGTTATAAACCACATCACGATAGGTGAATAAAATATAATCGGCATCTTGTTCTAAGCTACCAGAGTCGCGCAAATCAGCAGCTACCGGTCGACGTTGGTTTAACGGTCGCTTATCTACATCTCGTGATAGCTGGCTCAAAGCAATAGTCGGAGTATGCAATCTCTTAGCAAGCCCTTTTAGCCCAGCTGAAATTGCTGCTATAGCGAGGTCGTTACGCTCTGCTTTTGGCTTTTTAATTAAACCTAAATAATCGACAAAAACGCCTTTTAAATTCGGGTGTTTCCGTTTATGGTTTTCGCTAATCGCGCATATTTGCTCAACCGTTAAATTGTTTGCATCGATGATGTGAATATCTCGACCTACTAAATGTCTTAGCCCTGACTCTAATCTCGCCCAATCCTCATCATATAATTTCCCTTTTCTCAGAGTTGATACAGATAATTGAGATGAGCCGGCGATCATACGCTCTGCAATTTGCTGATTCGCCATTTCCATAGAAAACAACAACGCTCCGCCACCATCACGAGTCATACCCTCAATCATGGTTAGCGCTAATTCAGTCTTACCCATTCCTGGTCTACCGCCGATCAACACCAAGTCAGTCGGGTTGAAGCCCCCTATTTTTTCATCTAAGGCCTCTATACCTGTATTGATCATACCGCTAACATCTTCACCTAAATTTCTGTGCTCGAGGACTTCAACACATCCCTCAATGAGGGTATCTAGATGAACGGGTAACAAATTTTGATTACCTGTGGTCAGTTGGCTCATTTGATTGGCAAATTGACTAATGAATTCTTCGGCTTGTTCGTGATTACTCGCTTCTGTGATTGCAGTTTGATACTTGCTTATCAGCTGCACGGCTTGGCGCACACGAAAGTAACTGTGTACTTTTGAAGCGTAACCTTTTAAATTTGCTTTCCAAACTGGCGAATTTGCAAGCTCAAGTAGGTTAGCTAAATCACCTTTATCCCCGAGTGAGTCAGCAATAAAAAACGGATCTATTAGCGAGCTAGTTAATGCCTGTTTTTTGATTTCCTGATAAACACGGCGGTAATAACATGAACTAAACGCCTCCTCAGGTAATGTGGCTAATACTTCATAAGCATCTTGAGAGGCTCCACCGGCTAAAAAACCACTGATCACCGCACCTTCAAGGTCTCGTTCATTCATCATGAGTGATTACCTCTACGATAAGTGGGCCAATTGAACGTTAGCACCGTACCACCTTGTAATAATCGATCTACTGCACGTTCACCAAGCATTTCAGAAAGCTCATCCATCGGTAAATTACTCACCAGAATCGTCGGTAATAAATCCTCATAGCGATTATTAATGACTTCAAACAAAATATTACGCTCAGAGTCAGTACCGTACTGAACGCCAATCTCATCGATGATCAATAAATCCTGTTCACAATATTTTGCTAAGACATCCAATTCGCTAAATTCAGAATGGCTATCCCACGCTCTGCGAAATGCACGGATGATCCTTGCCGCTGTGGTGATAAATACGGATTGCTGATATTCCTCAACCACTGCTCGCGCTATCGATACCGCTAAATGCGTTTTGCCTGTGCCTGGTGTTCCACATAGCAACAAACCCTCGCCTGCATTTTTACGATCTTCCCATGTGGCAACGTATTGTTTGCACACGGTGAGGTTATGTTTAACCGGCTGAGATGTTGCCTTGAATGTCTCAAAGGTTGCGTTAGCAAAGCGTGGGGGAATGTTTACGCTATCGAGTAAGTTATGTTCAGTCATTTTCGCCCCTTACAAGCCAATGCGGAGTTTCTTGAGCACCGTATTGCTTACCAGAAAAGCCTGCATGTGAATTCGGTTTCTTAGTTTGAGCCATTCGTTCAGGGAATACCCCCTGCCAGCCGTTAGCAATTGAATTACACAACACGGCATCAGCATCACTACAACCGGATAGCTTTTTAGCCAATTGTTTGCAGGTTGTTTCTGTCAATGGCTTCCTGATCTCTTTTCGAAAATTAACCCAGTCTTGCCAAACTTCTTCGCTCACATTTTCAGGTTTAGCGAGGAAGGGATTAAATTTAGATTTTTGACCCTCCCCCATTTTTTGACGCGAAGCGTTGGTTTTATTCTCTGTAGTAATCTTTGTAGTATTCTCTGTAGTAATCTCTGTATTTGTCTTACGTTTAGAAGTAGGGGCTATTACTTCTGTACGTAGGGGCTGTTCCTTTTCAACGTACCCCCTATTACGTTTAGAAGTAGGACCTATCACAGAAACAGTCTCTATTTTTGTTTGATTATTAATCAATGGGATAGAGTTAGTAATCTCATGAATAGACTCAACAACTGGCTCAATAAACATAACGTTATTACATGGCCCATTTGCTGTATTGATAGTGCGAAACTCAAGTGTGATGACGCCTTTCGATTTTAATCGCTTTATCGCCTCTGTGACCTCACGTTTAGTGAAACCAAATTGATCCGCAAATGATTGGTAACTACGTTGTAACTTATCACTTTGAAAACGCTTGCGTAGCCCTTGTAATTCCCCCGTAAACTCATCTCGAATTTCAGCAGGGCGATACCAATAAATAATTTCTGAAAGTAATATAATCCCAATATTATCAGGCTTACCACTTGGCATTTTGATGTGCCGCCACCAATTCGCGGGGATCACATTACCCGTTATATTAATTCGTCCTATTTGAGTGACGGTTTCTGTCATCAGTGCGTTATTCACTTCACACCCCCAGCGCTTTGGCAATGTCACGACACGCGTTTTGATATTGCTCAGGCGTGAGTTTTTTTAACATTAACTTTTGCTTCTGCTGCTCGTATTGCACCCACACACTAATTGCAGCCGCTCTTCGGCCTTCAAAAATATCTTCAATTTGCTCTCTATCCGCAGGTTGGCCATTCAACAAAAAGCCATTGCAATAAGTAATAATTTCAGTTGTTCTTAGCATTGGTCTTGCCTCTTGAATTAATGCACGCTGGTCTGGCGTGGTATCGCATTTAACGCAATGACTGCATTATTAATATGGTGTGACATGTCACGACCCTCTAATAAAATTTCGCTAATTGCCTCGGCAAATCGCTGTATGGCAATTGAAGCTAAGTAATTTTTTGTATCACCTCGAACCCGGGCGAGTCGTGAAGCCGGTAGTGCAATTTCTATTGCTGGCATTAACTCAACTATTTTTCTGATAGATGCGGGGGAATCACCACGCAACCAACGAAATATCTGTTGCCGGTTATTATTAATCGCTTTCCAATCAGCCCTACCCGATTCGTCTTCAATCACATGCAAACGCCCTTGTGACCTATTTTTTACAATGCGTAAATAAGCACGGCTAACTTCAATAGCGACATGCTCTTGACCTTGCTCCGCCGCCCAATCCTCAATTTCGGATCGGACAATATCGATATCAAAATTCATCTACTCGCGTCTCCTGTCGCAAAATTGATTAAGCTTAATCAGTTTTTTAATTTGAAGCCTGTAATACTAGATATTCACTTGGGAGGCCATCGTAAGAATTAGGGTAAATATCTGGCGCCACTTCGTGAGGAGTAATACGCCATTCTAAACATTCACACAGGCTTAAAACTTTCTGGGCAGGAACGCCGTTCTTAAACCAAAGATTGACTGTTTGAGGTTTAGTTCCTAATCGTCTAGCAATCTCAGATTGGTTAGCTAGATGATTAATTTTATTTTTTACAAGTGGTGTCATTTGTAGTCTCCTTTAGTGATTACAAGTTTATCTTACAATTAAACCCAAGCCTATTTCAAGTTTTTCTTGAAGTGAGTTTTACAAGGAATCCTTGTAGTATCAGATTATGAAAAAAAATCAGAATGTCGTGTCAGCGACACGAATAAATCAAATATTGGATGAAAGAGGCTGGTCTCAATCAGAGTTAGCCCGAAGGATTGGTGTTAGCCCTCAATCTGTTCAATTCTGGGTGAGTGGTAAAACTGCGCCTAGAGGAGCGAATCTATCCGCATTATCTTCGGTTACTGGCTATCCTGAGCATTGGTTTCTTATGGATAGTGTTTCAGCTGAATCAGTAGATAAACCAACTGTGATTTCTCGACAGGAGGACTCATATTTCGTTGAGTTGCTTGATATTGAAGCTAGTGCAGGACCAGGCATTATTACTAAAGGGGAGTTTACAGAAACCATTAGGTCTATTGAGTATACCTCCGATGAAGCTCTACGTTTATTTGGAAATAGGCCTAGTTCAAACATAAAAATGATCACTGTTACTGGCGATAGCATGAATGACACTATATGTCCTGGTGACCAAATATTTATAGATATCCATATAAATCATTTTGATGGTGATGGTATTTATGTGTTTGTATTTGGGCAGACACTTCATATTAAACGGTTGCAAATGATTAAAAATCAACTAGTTGTTATTTCTGATAATGTTAAATATCGTGATTGGGAAATAACGAAAGAAGATGAAGAACAGTTTTTCATCTCAGGAAAAGTGCTTCTTAGCCAATCCAGAACCTACAAGCGTTACGCTTAAAATAAACACAAACCATTCAATATAAATTACAAGAACTTAGCTTTCTTGTAATTTTTCATGTCAATAATTACAAGAGTATTTTGTAATTATCACTTGCAATATTCAATTTAAACTTGTAGATTTATCAGCAAGCAAAACAACACAGCAAGTGTTTAGGTAAGTGTTCAAACCAATTTCGCTTTACTGCTGTTCGTCGGAGGAGAACCAAAGCTCTCACCGCGACCTTTCATTATTACCACGATGAACGGCAGATTTTTTACCAACATCAGGGAATTTATTTAGACCAAAGCTAGGCAAGACCATCGACCACGATCGAGGCAAGAACTGACCTGACGGCTCGGAAAGACGGGCAAAATCATAAATGACAGGAGACAATTATGTGTGTAACCAAAAATGAAATGAAAAATATTAAGTTAGATAGAATTATTGCGTTATTTGAAGCATTTCCAGAAACAGTATTCAACTGTTGTGGTGATAGTGAAACAGCAATACTTGAATTTGATACAGACGTAAAAAAACCCACCGAAGTGGGCTCTTTTACCCAGAATCGCTGACCAAAGCTATCTGGAGTTCTACTAGCGCGACCAAACGCTAGAAGAGGCAAGACCAATGATAAATCACTGATCACCGTTATTTTAAAGGAGCTGCTATGAAAGCACAACCTAAAATACTAAGCGTCACGCTTTATGTTCATGCTAAAAAACAATTCGATGGCTCGTATGAATACAATACTTTTGCATTCAAAGCAGATATCAAATCTGGATTAGGTTTTGTTGTCGCTGAACATCAAATTGAAATTCCTTTTGTTGAACCTACCACTGTTGAACTTGCTAACGCTGAAATTAAACATCTACGTTCAGAGCAAAACAAAATACTTGCTGATGCTCAAGTGAAATCGAGCTTGCTTGAAGATCAAATACAGATGCTGCTTTGCGTAGAAGGCAAGCCTATCTCCAAAATCGACGAAGAAATCCCTTACTAAGAGGCAAGACCAATGAAAACTTTTATCTGTGTATTCGAGCCAACAATTGAGGCTCGGACGAACGGTGCTATACCTTTAACAATCGCTTTCAATGCGGCTAATGCCAAAATTGCCGCTGCAACGGCGATGATCAAACTATCTGAAGAATACCCTGATTCAATGGATAACTTTAATATCGATGAGCCGATTGTCTGTGAAGATAGTGTCGGTTCTCCTCGCCCTGCCCTCGATAAGTTCGACGAGAAGTTTGCACTTGAAAATGAATTCGACGGTGAAAAATGGGTTCCTGTTCAATATGAAGACTTTAACAAAATAAATGTCGTTATTCGTATCGCTGCTATTTTGTTATTCAATAAAACGCAATTCACTCGTTCTGATGTCAGTAAAGCTGTGAGCTTTGTTAATGAAAGTTCCGACCAACCCAAGATCCGAAATATTGCAGAAGGTTTAGGAAAAATAAAACAGCTAGATTCGATGGATGCAGAACAAACATATGAAATTGCTAATGCTGTTTTTGAGTTTGCTGATGATAATGTCACCCTTATCGAAGCTATCGGGTTAGGTAATAGCTGGTTAGTTGAAGAGCCCAAATCAGAAGTTGTTATCACGGAAACAACATCTGCAGAAGAACCGGTTATTAAACGTGACTATTCCATGATTGATACTGAAATTGCCCTCGCGCTGTTAGGTAATGTTGATATCAATGACGTAAAAGGCTCTGATGTTCGTAAAGCTAAAGAGTTAATTGCAAGCGACGATAAAGCATGGAAGCGTTGGTCAATGGACTTGCGCACCTTTACTGGTATTTTAAATATTCCTCGTGAACAAGTTTTTGCGTTAATCACTGAAAGCCTTGACCAACCAGAGCTTATTGATAATGCAAACGCACGCAAAGCATTTATTGATTCGAAACTCGGTACCAATCAACCAAAAGTAACAGCTCTCGGCAACGGCCGTTTTTCAGTTGATAACTTAGTTAATAAACCTGCTAACGATGAACAATCATCAACAGTAATCGAAGAAAAACCACCTGTTATTGAAGATAAGCCGAAACGTACACGCAAGAAAAAAGAGCCGGCTAAAGTCGAAGAAAGCACATCTACTGAAGCTGCTATTGAGCCAACCAAAGAGCCTGAGTCAGTTGTAATATCAGCAACTGAAATGACCATACAGCACGATGATTTTGAACACCGCGCAACAATATTAGAAGAGTCTCTCAATCAGCAGTCTGCAGAACATCAAGCCAACATGCATATATGGCAGCAAGTGCAGCGCACTGATCCTAGATTCACAAAACCACTAGCTGGCGTAGGTTATACCGGAACAAGCATAAACGGTACTTACATGGTAATGCGAGCTACTGAAATATTTGGCCCATTAGGTACGGGTTGGAATTATGAAGTACTTGAGAGTGAATTTATCGATGGTATGCCACTTTCTGAACCTATTTACGATGAGAAAAATAAATATATTGGTGCCCGTTATTTACGAGATGCAAATGGATCATTATTTTGCGAGCAACACCATTCTATAAAAATTTTACTTTGGTACCTCATTGAAGGTGAAGTTCGTGGAGAAATAATTAGCTATGGCGCAACCAAATTTAGATACAAATCCAACAACGGCTTAGTCACTGATATTGAGGTTTATAAAAAGTCATTAACTGACGCTATAAAAAAAGCATTATCCATGCTTGGTTTCTCTGCTGATGTCTTTTTGGGTATGCACGATAACCCTGAGTATGTAGCAAGTAACAAGCTTGAGTATGAAATCAAAGCCGCAACAGACAACGCTGAAGATGTAACTCGCGTTCGTAAAGAGCTAGACGATAAATTTACTAAGCATACCGAAACCATGCGCAGCGCTGTTACACAAAATGAATTGCGCGGGATTACATCCGCCCTAACCCGTGAAATATCAACGCATATTAAATTATCGCAAGATCGCGGTGACAAAGAGTACGCAAAATATTTATCAGGCCGGTTACGTCGATTAAATGAAATTGAAAAAGAGTGTGTAGATCTACTTAAACAGAAAGAAGAGGCAATCTAATGACCAAGACTACTGCTATTGCAATGGCTGCTGATTACAGCAAATTACAACTCCTTGTCGAAAATGGCGAATTCACCGCAGAAGATATCGCCGATACCCTTGAAGGTATTGAATGTGAGTTAGGCGATAAACTCGATGCGATTATGCTCTATGCTCGTAATTTAGAGGGGCAAGCAAAAACATTAGATGAGGAATCTAAACGCTTGGCTGACCGTAAAAAATCATTCGAAAATCAAGTTAAGAACCTGAAAAAGTATGCATTAGATTGTTTACTAACATCAGGTTTGGATAAGCTCAAAACAACAAAAAATACATTTACTGCGCGTGCCGGTGTCGTTCGGGTCATTATTGATAATGAAGACGCCCTCCCAAACGAGTTAGTCGACGTCCAAACTGTTAACGCCCCAGATAAAAAGGCGATTAAAGAAGCCATTGAAAACGGAATCGATGTGCCTGGTGCTCACTTGGAAATTGGTGACCGTTCATTAATGGTTCGTTAATAACTTTAGCGCCCAGAAATGGGCGCATTATAGGAAATAAGATTATGGCCATGAAACTAGAAGTTATTGTGACCTTTGATCAGTCCTCACAAAAATGCTCTATCGCGTGGAGTGCTGATCACACTCAGGATGTTGTTGCAGAAGAACGGAATATATTGGAATGCATGAAAAAGGCGATCCTCATTCAATTAGAAGCACCCGCATCTACATCTATTTTGCATTAGTGTGACATGTCACGGAGTACTGATTATGAAGAATAATTTAGAAGATTTACACAACCATTTGTTCGCGCAACTTGAAAGGCTCTCTGATGAATCAGTAAAAGGTGATGATTTAAAAGAAGAGATCAATAGAGCTAAAGCGGTTACTGAAGTTGCTCAATCTATTGTCGAAAATGGAAAGCTAGCTATTACTGTTAAGCGAATGCTTGGTAATAACGAAATAAAAACAGCCCCAAGCTACCTTGAGGCAAAAAAATGACACGCTTTACTCATACCGATGCTATGTGTGATTGGATGCGTCAAAACTATTTACTTCCATTAGATAAATTAACATTAGCTTTTAATAAAAAATTTAATTGCTCACGTTCTAAGGATGCAATGAATAGTTTTAGAAAGCGACTAAAGCTTAAAACAGGCAGATCAGGCGCTTTCATAAAAGGTCACATTCCAGTGAACAAAGGTAAAAAAGGTTTAACCCGTGCAAATTCAAGATCATTTAAAAAGAACAATATACCTCATAATTACCAACCTATAGGTACCGAGGTTATTACGACTGATGGATATATAAAAGTAAAAGTCGGGCATCCTAGAAAATGGAAACACAAACATATTCTAGTATGGGAAGAGCATAACGGCCAAGTTCCTAAAGGGCATGTCATTAAGTTCATCGATGGCAATCCGCTAAATTGTAATATTGAGAATTTAATGAGCATTACAAGATCAGAGCATGGCGTTATTAATCGTTTCTATGCGAATGCTCCAGAAGAATATCAAGATGCAGTTTTGCAGTTGGCCAGACTGAAGATTGCAATTAGAAGCAAAGAAACCAAGAGGCAAGACCAATGCTAAGACACCAACATCAAAAAGACCAGGAAGTAAAAATTACCCTACCCGATGGATCGTACGGTTTTATTTCAACGGACAGGCGTTGCAAAGTTTCTTATGACTTCCCTGCGTATATCAAAATTGAAATTCAACCTACGGCCGTGCAGCAACAGAGGGGTAAACAATAATGTTTGGTTTATTCCTGATGATTTGTAGCGCTATTAATTGTGAATTTGAACCCTATGGCTATATCTACCCTGATGAGATCAACTGTTTAGTAGATAGAGAACTATTAGTTAGTGAAGGTAAGGTTGCTGAATGCTATCCCATCGAGGCAATTATCCGAGCCAATAATTGATTAAGCATAATCAGTTTTATTTTTTATTTCTTACTAGCATGGTGTTTTCTCAACGACCAAACGAGTTAACACCATGCAATTACAACCTTGGAAACCCGAAGAGCAGTTATTAACGGATTTCGATATTAAATTAGGCAGATTAGCAGCAAGCGTTAAGAACAAGCAATTAACTGAAGCCGATATAAAACGCGCTTGTGATACCGCCGATTTGCTTATTTTATTGATGATGAGGCAAGACCAAAATGAAAAGCGATCATGACATTATCACTCATGAGGAAATGATTGAATTAACAGGTTATCAGCGACCATCCCAACAATGCAAAGCTTTAGAACGTGCGGGTATTTTCTTCATTAAGCGGCCTGATGGTCACCCTAGAACAACATGGGGACACTTTCAAAACCCATTATCTAAGCGGCCGCAAGCACCAATTCAAGAAGAACCAAATTTCGGGGCTATGTAATGTCAAGAACAAGAAAGAATCCCGAAGATAATTGTTATCCAAAACGTGTTTATAGGGGGCGCTCAGCCTTTGAATTTAAACCTATAAATGGTGGTGCTGTTAGATTATGTTCACTCGACAGTAGTGTCGCTGAAGTTTGGGTACACTATGAAAAGTATATTAACGATGAAAAAAATACCGATAAATTTAACTCCCTTGTTGAGCAATTTTTTAAATCTGCCGATTTCATCGAATTATCACGAGAAACTCAAAAGGACTATCACAAATATTCGAATAAAGTATTGCCTGTATTTGGAAGAATGAATCCAAACAGTATTAAACCGGAACATATTCGTAAATATATGGATATGCGAGGTTTAAAAAGTCGCACTCAGGCCAATAGGGAAAAAACGTTTATGTCTCGTGTATTCCGGTGGGGATATGAACGAGGAATGGTGAAGCTAAACCCATGCCAAGGCGTTAAGCAATTTAAAGAGAAAGCGAGAGAACGTTACATCACAGATAGGGAGTATGACGCTTTATACCAATCCTCGCCATTATTAGTACAAGTGGCGATGGAGCTAGCTTATTTGTGTTGCGCTCGTCAGCAAGACGTTTTGTCACTCAAAAAAGATCAACTCATGGAAGCGGGTATTTATATTAAGCAGGGTAAAACAGGTAAGAGCCAAATTAAAGGCTGGTCTGATAGGTTAAGAACAGTTATCGCAATGGCAAGTGATCTTCCCCTTGATGATGATGTATCCAGTTTATTTATTGTTCATCAACAAAATGGCCGCGCCTATACCCGAGATGGATTTAATAGTCGATGGAGGAAAGCAAAGGAGCAAGCTGCCATTAATAATCCTGAACTATCCTTTGATTTTACTTTTCATGATTTAAAAGCTAAAGGTATCTCTGATCTCGATGGCACATTACAAGAGAAGCAAAAAATATCAGGGCATAAGAATATAGGGCAAACTGCTCGATATGACAGAAAAGTAGAAATAGTACCCGTAGTAGGTAATCAGAAATAATGCATAAAAATTCCAAAGCTGAAATTTATATTCTGAACGGATATTATGAAAGTATTATGAAGTGTGATTTGGAGCACAAAAAAAGCCACCTAAAAGGTGGCTTCTTTCTTTCCCTAACCCGTTGTAATTCAACGCGGTTTTTATATGGTGCCCAGGGCGGGACTTGAACCCGCACAGCCTAAAGGCCGAGGGATTTTAAATCCCTTGTGTCTACCGATTTCACCACCTGGGCTAAATTTTTGGAGGCGCGTCCCGGAGTCGAACCGAGCTACACGGATTTGCAATCCGGTGCATAACCGCTTTGCTAACGCGCCTTCTTGTTCAATCTCACTACCGAGATTGGAGCGGGAAACGAGACTCGAACTCGCGACCCCGACCTTGGCAAGGTCGTGCTCTACCAACTGAGCTATTCCCGCCTTAAACTATCTTTTTCAAACTGGCTGATTTACTTATTTTTTTTCGTAAACCTCGTTGCCGTTCGATGCGTTGCATTCTACTGATTTCACATTTTGAGTCAACACAATTATTTAAAAAAATCACTTAAATCTGTTCGTTCGCTGTTTTTTCAATCATTTCGA